CCCCAAGATAATCCCATTTCGACTGCTTGGCGCATTTGGTCCTCATTCATTTTCATCCTCGATTTCTGTTGTGTGTTGTTAGGAAACTCTTAGTCCCACGATTGGTGCACCAGTGTTGGTGCCCAAAGTTCCAGCAGTAGCGAAAGCACCGGATACACCAGATTCGGTGAATCGAGCACTTGGGGCTAAGGTGGTAGAAGCTAGAGGGAATAGTGGATTGACTAAAGTGTTATTTGCTGTTTGGAAGTTATTGGTGGTCGCATTTGTTTGTGAGTTAAACGCTAACCAATACCAACCCTCGGCAAGAGTTTGGTTGATCGTAATTTCGTAGGTAGTTGAAGCTGCTGTGCAAGATACTGTGCCAGCATCGAATGCGACTGTTGAAGGTTTGCCTGATGTGTTGTTGTAGACACCTAGGCGAATGGATGCTGTACCGCTGAATCCTGCACCTGTTCGGCAAGCAATTCGGTCAAAGGTAGTTGAACCGCTAATGTAAATTGCCATGTAGCTTGTCTGGTTGTTTGTTTGGATTGCTTGACCAGATGCAACGTATGGGAATGTGTAGTAGAGCCCACTTGCTGTGCCAATGTTTGTTATTAAACCTGCAGGGCCTGTTGCTCCAGTTGCACCTGTTGCGCCTGTTGCACCACTTGGGCCTTGTGGACCTGTTGCACCAGTCGGACCTACTGGACCACTTGGACCTTGAATGCCTTGGATACCTTGTGCGCCTGTAGCACCTGTCGCTCCGCTAGGTCCTGTAACACCTTGAATACCTTGAGCACCAGTAGCACCAGAAGGTCCAGTTGCACCAGTCGGACCTTGAATACCTTGAATGCCCTGAGCACCAGTCGCACCGCTCGGACCAGTAGCGCCCGAAGCGCCTGTGGCTCCAGTCGGACCAGTTGGACCCGTAGGGCCAGCAGGACCAGCAATACCTGTAGTAATAGTCAGTTCAGTTTCAGTAGTGTTAATCACCACCTCAGCGACAGTAGTGTCAATAATAACTTCACTCATTTAGTTACCTCGGCAGAAACATTCACCTTGCCGTAAACCCAGCGAGAAGTCACACCACCAGCAGTTTCAATCTCTAGATCGTAAACATAGATACCAGCCTCGATGGCAGCAGTAGTGGTGTCAGTTACGTTGAATGTGACAGTACCAGCTGCGCCACCCAAAGTAATACCGGATGACGATGTGATGCTTAAAGCTGTGGTTGGTGAAGTTGGTGCTTTACGGAACTGCAGTCGAGCAGTGCAACCAGTCAGATTGTATGCAGCACCAGCAACCTTCAAAGTCCAAACATCATCCCAAGTTGAACCTTGTGGCAGTTCGAAATCGTATTTAGTTGGAGTAATCATTTAGCCTTCTTTGCTGTTTTCTTTGCTGGTGGTTTAGTTTCCTCTGGGTCTGTTTCTTGATAGGGCTTAGCGCCATGATGGTAAGCCTGAAAAATCTCTGATGCAATTGGATGCCAAGCCTTTTCGTATTCAGGTTCAGCCCAACCAACAATGTCATTAGGGTGACGTGACTTGATGCACACCTCACCACCATTACGTTGGTCACCTTGAATGCTCGAGGATGTGTTACCTTCAATGCAAAGAACCTGATTGTTCGCTAGATGCAATACTGCAATACCGACATGGGATACACGATCTATGCCGTCACCTTTGAAGTCGAAGTAAACAATGGAGCCTGGCTTAACTTCACCGGATGTTTTCCAAAGCTTACGGGCTTTCCATTCTTTAACGCCGTTTGGAGTGTAAGCGGTGTTTGGGAAGTCATGGTAGCCAGCCTTCTCGAATACCCACATTACGAATAGGCCACACCATTGGGCTGGATTCGATTTGAAGTGTCTGCCGTATTTGGTGATGTTCACTGGCTTTTCAACATAGCCGACTTGGCTGTAGGCGATGTCCAGAATCTTTTGGATGGTTGGTTGCTTAGCCAAGGTACACCACCTGAAGCATGTGGTCATTCAAAGTGACTGTGGTTGATGATGAAGCTTGAGCCTGAAGCACCACAGTTATAGACGTGTTGGCTGTGCCATCGAGTACGTATGAGCAACCACCTGATGTGTTACCTGTACCTGTGCCAGAAATTGCACGTGCCTTATTGGCAGCCAATGTTGCACCACCACTGACATCTGCACTAATCCACCAGTTCACACCAGCGGTAGATGCTTTGCCGTTACCTGAGAAGTTGAGCAGGAATAGGCCACTAGCTCTTGGTGTGAATGTGTAAGACACAGAGTTAGGTGTGTTGAAGTTCACCCATGATGTGGTGACTGACGCTCGAGAATAAGCAGTGTTATCGTCAAGGTCGCTTGCACCACCTAAACCAATGAACGCTGTTGATCCTGCAGCATTATCAAAGAAATCCTCAAGCGCCTGCGCAAGTTCCTGAATCTTGCCGTCACCAGCACTAACAGAGTCAGTCCCCGTTGGGTACGGGAAGCTGTAGTTTGTAGTTGTTCCTGCCATGTTATTCCTTAACTTGGGTTATAGATTGTCGAAGGTACTACGAGAAGCGTTGCCTCTGCGTGCTTGTTAGTCAAGTTCAATTGGACACCCCGAACCATGTAAGTATGGTTACCGCCATAAGCTGTAGGGATGTTAGTTAGTGGCAAGCGAACTGGCTTAGTGGACTTGTAGAAGTTTTGCCATTCCCCAGTGACGTGGGTTAGTTCATCGAGGTTGATAGTTAAAGATTCCAAGTATGAAGTAGGTTGATCGTAAGCATTAACTCGGTCAGCCAAGGCTAGTTCTCGAGTAGTTGAACCATCATAGGTTGTGCCGAAGTCAATGAATCGAGCGCCGTAGGCATAGTAAGAAGTTGCATCTAAATAGTCATAGGTAGTTGTGGTGCCACGCAAGGTGACTTGCGCCGAATTGATGATGTTGCTGAAGCCTGATGCGCTTCTCAATGATGACCAGAGAACACACGATTGGGCATTAAGTGAAGTGAGTTGCGTGTAGGTTGTATAAGCACCTGTGTAAAGGGTGATGTCTTTGTTATCGAACCAGAACCATGAGCGGTAAGTATTGGCGAATCGGCTAGTAATGAAACCTAGCATGTCCTCGCCAGCCCCATCCAAACTTGAAATACTTTTTCTGGTGATTTCCATTTCGTTAATGAAGTTCAACCCAGAGTTATTGTTAGTGAACGTATCCCAAGTGCCTTGCGCATCATCCCAAGTTAAACCAATAGGCACTTCATCCCAAGCAGTTTTGGCAAGTTGGGCATTTAACTTATCTGCCAATTCGTACCAATAATAACTACCAAGGATGGATGTCAAGTTAATGTCATTTGTAATGATTTCAGTGCTAAGCCTCGATGTTGGGCCAAGTAGATCTAACTCCACAATCTGGTCAGTGCTGGTGGTTTGTACCGGTGAACAATTAAAGCTTTGAACAATACCCACCCAAGTCACTGTGCCTGTTGCGCCTTGTGGTGTGATAGTGAATGTTAATTCTTTACCTATCCACCAGTCAGGGGTTTGGGTGACACCAGATACCACTGGCAAACCAAGAAACGATGCTCGAGCAGATGGTGGTTGGGGTAACTCGTAACCATTAGTTGAACCTGAAACGATTTCTAGGCTATCAAGTTGAGAGCCGTAGTTAGCAGCGCCGAACCCTGTGACTGTGACTGTGGTTGTGTATGAAATAGGCATTATCTAAACCCTAGAACCCCAACTTTGGAACCGCCGTTAAGTTCTAATTTCGCAAGGGTACGTTCAATGGCTCGAGCAGACTCCCGAGAATCAGCTGCGCCATTAATGTTAATCACAATCTGATTACGTTGATTCTGAACTTGACGACAACTAATTGAAGTGCCACTAAAACCATAGCCATAATCCTGACCACCACCAAGACCAGCCAAGCCCGGCAAAGGATTGTTAGCCGCATCTTGTTTCATCTTATTTTGTAGCGCTGGCACAAAATCCTTAAAACCCACACTGGTAGGTTTGTAACTACTTTGGATGTTTTCTGCAGCTGCATAAGCCGCAAGTGCTGCGATAGTTCCACCCGGAACTCCACCGACAATAGCACCAGCACCAAACGCTAAAGCGGCTGCCGCAATCTTTGGATCACTAAGAAGCCCTGCAACTAAACCTTGTTTGTTTACTGCTTTAACCATTTGAGTTATTTTGGTAACGATACCCGGCAAGACTTTGGAAACTTCTTTCATGGCATCTGCAAAACCTTCAGCAAAATCGGTTACTACCTTTTGGCCTTTAGGGCTGTTTAGGAAATCAACCATTTCCTCTAGCGCTGGCATCATTGCAACACCAATAGATTCTTTAGCTTCATCAATAGCAATGTTGAAGCGCTTGAACTTGCCTTCCATGGTTTCGGCAGCAGCCGCAGACTGACCACCAAACAATTTGTTCAGTTCCTCTTGAGCGCCCTTAAAGTCTTTGTTCTTAATAATAGATTCATCGAGCACGACACCTAGACGAGTCAATGAACCGAGGTTGCCACCATACGCTTTGGCTAGGCTCAAAGAAACTGTGTCCAAGTCCTTGCCGGTACCTGCAGCAATGTCCATCGCCAAGGCTTGTAACTTCTGTGCCTTACCAACCTTGCCAGTAGCAACCAGCAACTTCTCAAGGCTAGGGCGCAACTTATCATCAGCAACACCAGAAGCTCGTTGCAGTTTGTCAATGTATTTTTCGACAGACTTAATCTGTCCATTGCTGGCTTTAGTGGTGTTTCTTAATGTAGTGGCAAGTTTGACTTGTGCCTTCTCATCAGCAATCGCAGCCTTAACGCCATCAATAGCCAACTTTGCTGCCATACCAGCAACCGCAACACCAGCAATGGCAAAGGCTTTACCAATTCGCTTAGCAGTATCACCAACCTTTTGACCAAAGGTTTTAGTTTGCTTGGTAGCGTTATTGAGTCCAGTAGTGAACTTACTTGTATCAGCTAGAAGGCCAAGTTTTAAGAATCTAGTATCGCCACCGAAAGCCATTATTGAACCCACTTATCTAGGACATTATCAACAGTTTGATACCAACGGCGAACAATCATTGGTTGAAGTTTCTGGGCAGTTGGAAAGATCCAATAACCTTTGTTACCTCTGCCTTGGCGTGGAGAGCGCTTAGGGAATGCTCGACCACCATTGCGTAACTTAGGTTCAACTGCACCAAACTCTGTACCGAATAACATGTCGGTCATAGTTGCGCCACCTCGTACACCAGCGCTTTGCAGTCCACCAAACTGAATGTAAGGGTTAATGTCTTTCTTGGCTTTAACTGTTGGGCGTAAAGCCATTTGGCGTGAAGTCTGTGCCGAGCGTTGAAAGTGTGGAACCATGTCTTGGGCAAGCTGCAAAACTTCTGCTTTTAGATCATCTTTGCTTGCTTTTTCCATTCTAAAGATAGCACGATTCAATTCTCGTATGTCTTGGTCATCGACCTTGATGGTCATTGATTTAGCCATTGTCTCGGTTCTCCAAAATGTCGATTACTGTCCAGATGATTTCATCATCTTGTTCCAGCCAAACGCTGGGAGGGATTTGTGTGGCGACTGCTAACTCGGCTACCAGTCGCCCCACACTTCCCTGCTCTAGGATTTTGGGTCAGAGTCCACAATGTCGAAGTCGTCAACTTGGTTAATCCATACATCGAGAGGAGCAAGGTTTGCTTCCTCACGTTGCAAGGCTCGGTGGGCCATCCAAAGGATGTCACCAAGCGCTGGGTTTTTTTCGAAATCGCTTATTGATTTATTGTGTTTCTTTTCCCATGCGTAGCGGTCTCCAATAGTGATTTTGCAATCAGCTGTTGAACCTTCTACATAAATGATGCGGATTTTCATTTGGTTTCCTTATGCTTTAGTTGGTACGCCAGCGCATTGGAAGGTAACACTCCAAGTGAGAGCATCGTTACCTGCACCACCTACGGCTGGGTATTCTGGGTAAAGGCTACCACTAAAGGTTTGGCTGTTGCATGTAAGCACAAACGGGATTGCTGTATCAGGTGTACCTGAAGCAGTCCAAAGTGCATCCATGAAATCGCTTGTGCCGGAAGTCCAGTCTTGCATTGCTTCAACTGCAAGGGTTACGTTGTTATCTACAACCTTGAATGCTTTAGTTCCACCGATTAGGTTGTAAGCATTACGGGTTTGTTCAACAGTTAGAACTGCTGATGTGATTTGTTCAGAACGAGCGATTGCGTTGATTGTCAGCGTCAACGTTCCGCCGTTTAGAATGGTGGTTGCCATTTACTTTCCTTTCTAGAAAGAAACTGCGACTTCTACGTCGATGTCGCTGACAGTCAGATAGGCGGTTCCTACCTGAAGTTCTTGCGGTGCGGATACGGATTTGAACACTGCCCATGTAGGCAGTAGATCCAAAATGGATGTTACAAAGTTTTCGAGTCTGGTTAGTTCACCTTGGTTATCAGCTGTATTAACGCAGACCTTGATTCGGAAGTTCACTCGAACTGCTTTGTTGCCGATGGTTAAAGGCTCAACCCAAGGGGAGCCAGGGGTGATAATGACCGAATTGGCGCTCGGGTTGTCTGCTGGGTAAGCAAAGGTTTGCCATTGAATGTCATTGGTTAAAGCGTCTGCTAAATCTTGGCGAACGGATGCGAAACTCATGGGCTAACCTACAAACGTGTAGGGGCTCATGTAAGGCCCTAGAAGGCCCTTCACACGTGTTAGCAGGCTATGGCCCATGCGGTAAGGTGCAGGTGCAAAATCAACGCCCACGCCTTGCCCATTGCTTGCTGTGCGAGATTGCCAAACATCCGCTGCAGTCATGAGTAAAGCCTGATGCACGTTCTCGATGCCAGTCCAGTCAGCTTGATGACCAATCCAAGCATGAGGAATAACGTAACGCTCAGTCACATTAGCGTTTACCTTAGACCATGAAATGGTGTAATCGGTAACAGCAGTAATAACAATAGTGCCATTAAACGGAGAGCCCATGTCGCTATGGACAGTTTCTCCAACCACAAACGTAACAGGAGCAGTGGTGGTAACTGTTGCCACATTAGATTCCAACTTTTGTTTGATGACTGGGATGGTGTGTTGGATGAGCATAGGCAGGATTACTTCCTCAGCTGCATCAATGCACGATTGAATCTCTGGATCATCGTAGAGAGCACCAATGCCTAAAGCATCACGTAGTTCTGCAACTGTGACGTATGACATTGGTGCTCCTTACGAATAGGTGGGTGCTGACCATCCGCTAGCCAGCACCCTGCTCAATTAAGCGATGTTGAGACGACGGATTCCACCGGACTTTTTCACGGCTATGGCCATGTAGCCATAAAGTCCGATTTGAACCTGACCGCTGTTAAGTAGTTGAACCTGCAATTGTGTGGTTGGAGATTCGTAAACTGTAACTGCGTTAGGTGCAACAAGGAATGCTGAGTCATCAACAAAGCCTGATGCGGCAACGTTTGAATCAACGTAAAGC